CAACGTTAAAGCGTTGCGTTTCTTTTAATCAGTACCCGTGCTGATCTCACGGGGATCCTTGGTAGGTTTTTACCTATCAAGCTGACGAGCAGTAACTCGGATAGCAGTTGGATTTCTATCCTTCTGGTTTTTATATGTACATTAATTATGTAAACGATGAGAGAACCGTCATTGGCGGAGTCTTTGAACGACGGTGCATTGTGACTGGATGAATTTTAGTGATGATGTTGGAAAGGCGAAGTCTCGGTTTGGGATAAAAGTGTGGTAACACACTCCTCGATTTGTGTGACGACGTGAGTTAAAAGCTACTTTCCTTTATTTGACCTTCAATTTTCAAGGTTGTGGTGTATGCGTGTAGGCCCAGATGGGGTGTATAAATACACATGGTCGACCGCGGCCATGAGTTTTCAGCGGCGTTGGTTACGTGACAACTTGTATGTTTCTCCACAATTTTACTATGGCTACAACTAAAGATACAACCTTTGCGTCTTCTGACTCTAAGAGTGTGAAATCTTTAGTTCGTGAACGCTTGATTCAAGAGTGTGCTAGGATTGTGCCTGGTAGGGATAGACCGTGTGAGACTATGGATGAAGTTCGAATTTATCAACAGCTTCTTGCCGCACAACGTCAGCAACGTGCTTTTGGCAACTTGTGGCAAGAACCACGGCAGCCAAAGCGAGAGTTTAAGCAGCGTTGGGAGGGTGACCTACAAATGGAACAAATTGCAGCGTCCGCTTTAGGAGGTGTGATGAAATCAGTGGAATCGTTGCCTCTGATTGGGTCTATAGCCAAATCTGTTTTTGGCAATGGCTCGTATAAAGACACGCCAAGTGTTTCTTTGTCGGAACCTGGTAATTTTGGTGTTGTGGATTTGCCACTGAGTGTTACAAATCTTGCAGTATCCGTTAAGGACATTAGTGTCGATGAATCACATGTCATAGAGAGTGAACGAGCCGACCAGTGTGAGAGTTTGGTCTTCCGGTGTCGTATTCCTTCTAGAATTACGGCAATCTTTTGGACAACAACTCTGCCCTCTGGGTCCCTTTTGGCATCTTATTGGGTTTCACCGAGTACATCAGCAGTGGCTGGTACTATCGCCCCTGGTAATACGGTTATTTCTATCTCAACCATGCTGTCTTATGCGCAAATGGTGTATAACTTTTGGCGTGGTGGGTTGCGCTTTACGATAGAGTGTTTGCCTACTCATTTTCATCAAGGGCAGCTTTTTATAGCGTTTAATCCCACTGGTGAGGATATTAATATTGATCAGGCGCGGAATTGTACTTCTGCAACCATTGATTTGGGTGTTATGAATCGCACTTCAATGGATATACCATTCGTGGCCAAAAATGATTATCTCAAATGTAATGTGACCCCGGGAACGGGGCAGAGTTTAGATAACTCTTTGGGTAAGATATTCATTTTTGTTCAAAATGCTTTGATCAACAACGGCACAGTTTCAGGCACAGTGGACATTAATGTTTACATAAGTGCATTGGATGATTTTGAGTTTAAAATTCCGCGCAATTTTCCAGAAGCAGCGAAATTTATGTATGAGGGGGTTTTCCAAATGGAATCTGAAGTTGTGCGTGATGTTGCAGTTACAACGCCGGCACATAGGCCCCAACAAGGTGCTTCAGATCATACTTTGGAAAATGTTGTTTCTGTCGCGAATGTGGTGTCAGCAGACACACAAAATATTATGGAGAGACAGTACCTGCTTTTGCGTGGATTGTCGTTTCCAACATCATCAGCAGAAGGGTCTACGTTGGCTCAGATGGTTTTGCCGCGTGATTTCTGGAACGCAAGCTTGGCTCCTACAGGACTTTACTCGTATCACGAGTTTTTCCGCATGGGTTTTAAAGCAACCCTCCGGATTAATCCAACGCAATTTCACCAAGGAGCGCTTATGTTGGTTTGGATTCCCCAGGGTTTTTCAACCACGTCATTGACTTTTGGAACTTTCACGCAATTGCCGCATGTCATTATGAATGTTGCTACGGAAACGTCGATGGATTTAATTGTACCCTTTTCTGCGTTTACACGAGTGTTGCGAACAGGAGTGAGTATGGGATCGTTGCAAGTGCGAACATGGAATGCTTTGAGAGCCCCGGCGACTGCATCGCAAAGTTTGTCTTTTTCCGTTTGGTTGCAAGCCTTAGCACCACACATGGCTGTAAAGCGTGCTATGACGGGTGTTTTGACTGGTGATAGGGTTGCGTCAGATACCATTAATGAAACTGCAACACAGCAAATAGCCTTTGATAAGGCTGGAAGGGGGCGTGGAGGCAATATACGCGAATCGCACGACAATGTTTTGACTCTTTTGAGGCGTCCTTGTTATGCGTCTAGTGTTAACCTCAATGATTCGTATTCTTTGTCGAATCCGGTTGATACAGTGAAAAATACGTGGAGTGGGCCTTCCTTTTGTGGTAGAACCCACATGTATATTTTATCTTCCTATGCTTTTTGTTCTGGATCCAATCGTCTGACTGTTGCTTCAAATGTGGCTCGTGCTTATGGCCTGACGGGTTTTGCTCAAACTGATTACTTGCAAGACCTGAAACCAACTGTAGGAATGGCTGCTAATCCGGGTACTTTCACTGGACTGCAGACATTGTATGTTGGTGGTACCCAATGGTCGGTTGCCGAAAAGCAAGAAAATACTATCGAGGTGCCCCATTATCGTCGGGCTCCCTTGGTATTGACACATACGCCGAGTTCTAATATGGCAGATACAACACCTGTCTATTTCCCTTTAGTTAATATTGGATTCCAACATCAGGAACAAACTGCTACAGCTTTGGATATTTGGGGGACACGAGGTTTGAGAGCCTATTTATACCATAGTGTGGGCGATGATTTTCATGTTTATTTTCCACTGATGGTGCCTCAGGTGCAATTTGTTGTTCCAGCTGTAGTTGGTGAACTTGTAGAGGATGATGATGCTCGCACTTATAACGATGGAGATGTTGAGGAAGATGGGAGTGAATCGCCCAAACCCCGAGGCACACGCCTCCACAGGAATCGTGTGTCTGATTATTCAGACAGCGATCCCGATATTACTGAGGATGAATTATTGAAGTCTGGCGTTGAGCCAAATCCCGGGCCTGAGCTTGATATTTACAAATATATGAAACATGGCTTTCTTCAAGTTGAAGACGTAATGAGAGATTTGCGAAATGCGTGGTCCGAACCCAACTTTGGCGAACACTTTGATTTTATTATTGATGCTGCTATTTGTGTTGGTGAGGATTTTGTTCATGGGTTCACTATTCAAGAGGCTTTTGACATGGATAGTCTCGTTGCCCTAGCGGGGGCAGTTGAAGATGTGCGAAGTTTGCAGGGAACCTTGCAGATTGGAGAATCTGCAGCTGCCGCCGTTGCTGATCGTTTTGTGCGTGCCGCGTCACCAACTCTTGATTCAGCTCGAGAAGCTTTTGGCAGTGTTAAAGCCCTCACTGACATGGCAGCAAGTAAATTGGATAAAATGGAGGAGTCTATACAGCAAAAAGCAACATCCATGGCTGGTGGTGCCATAGGCAGGGCTTATGAGATGCTCACAACCATTCGAGATATTGTACATTCAGTTTTGAGTTTGGGGGGCAGTCGGATTGTTCAAGTCTTGAGTGTGTGGAAATTAATTGATCTCTTTTCGGTTCATATAGGAAGGAATTGCGTTCTAGTGCAACAACTAGAGAAGCTAGTGCGCAAAACTGGGGTATTGCAAGGGGGAGAGTGGTTTGATTTCGTGAGTGAACATTGTGTTTCCATGACTTCGGGTGTTATTAGTGTGATTCTGCGCATTTTTGGATTTGGTACGTCGCGGACTTCATTGTCTATGCTCATGATTTCACTGCGTGAACTGGCGGAAGGACAAACTGCTGGAGCGCGTGTGGCTCTTTTTGTAACTAGTGTGATAGATTATATTTTTGAGGGGACAGGCATGTTGAAGAACTTTGCTGAGATTACTGAGGCTGAGCAGATTTCATTTGCGACCAGGTTTGCTGCTATGAGGAAAACTACAGATTGGGACAAACTTGCTGCGATGACACCATTGATAAAGATTGCAACTCGTTTTAAGAAAATGTCTGGAGCTGGTTTTCGGATGCCAGTCGATCTTATGCGTAATGTTGAGGAAGTGCAGAATCAGGCAGTAAAGTTGGAGGCGCAAGCTCGAGTTCGTCCGCGGCGTAGGCCCACGGTGTGGTATTTGTATGGCAAATCACAACAAGGAAAATCCTACTTGCAACAGAATATAATCCCAGCTTTATTTTTGCATGCAACTAAGCTGTGTGAATTTAAAGATGTGGCCTCAGAGGTTTATGCTATTCCGGGAATTGAGGTAAAGCATTGGGAAGGATATAGGGGTCAACTTATAGCTAATATGGATGATGTTTTTACAGTCTCCGGACCCGATGATGCACAAAGGATAATGACTATTGTGTCACCTTGTGATTATACGGTTCCGAAGGCCGCTATAGAGGGTAAGAAGGATACTTTCACTTCAGTGGCCATAGGTTTGTCTTCCAATACGAAGTCGTTTGAAGGAGTGCAAGGTTTGAACAATTCCGATGCTCTCAATGAGAGAGTTCGTGAAAACATGTTCGAAGTGGAAATTAACAAGAAAAAGAGTAGTGCTTTTCTTTCAGATTTGGATGAAGTCAATGATGCTCAGAGTCTTATGGCCTATGCTGATAAGCATTGGATTTTTCATAAGTTGTCTGGAACTACTGGCAATGAATCGCGCGTGAAGTATAGTATGGCTCAAATCATTGAAGATTTGAAGGCCACGCATGAGAAATATCATGCAGAGACTAATAAGATTCAGGAGAAGATCGGCTTGTTGCAAGGCGAGAGTTCGGTTGGTGATTATTCAGATGCGAGTGATCATTTTTCTGTATCTGCTGAACGGTTGGAAGAACTTTTACAGGCAATTGAATTTGATCAGCGTGAGGGTGTGCTTGAGGTTAATTGGAAGATCTTGTCGGAAGATGTTAGAAAGATGGCCAATTGTC